GTGTCACCTGTATTCGGGTTAAATTCACCAGAATAGGTTTGTGAATCAACCATTTTAGATAACAGACGTTTAGACTCGAAGCTGTCTGCCACCTTCGACATTAGTTTGCGTGTAAAGTTACTTTCAAAATTGTTAGCCATGAGTAAGCCCTCAAATAAAATTATTCAAAACTACCATTCACGAAACTGCCTGAGCTTTCCCGGTGTCCGGTGCTGTTCACGCGGCTTTTGGGTCTGGTAGCGTTAGTTTTCTTCGGTGAAACGTTAGCCAGTTTTGGCTTAATGTTTCTTTCAATATAAAGCGCGGCTTGTATAGGCGGCAAACTAACGACTTCGTTTAGCTCCAAAGGATTCCCCGCTAAGTGTTGGGTAATTAGTGGGCCTTTCTCATCTGTTAGTATTTCCTGCGCAATAGCATCATTAAGACCATAGTTAACCAAAACTTGAGCGCTTTGTTGTAAGGCTTCGGGCTTAATCCCGTAATCCTTAGCGCGTTTTTGATAACTCTCGGCCTTTTTAGCAATTTCTTGTTGCTGCTGTTGTTGTGCTGCTAACTGTCGTTGCTGTTCAATTGAATTTTGCTGTTGCTGTTGCGCGTCCCATCTGCTACGCGCTTGAATTGCTTCGTCCCGCTGTTTGATAGCATTTTGGTATTCTTGCTCGTCAACGTCGAACGGGTCTGGTAATTCAGGTACAGTTGGCGCTTGATTAAACGTAGGTTGAGATTGCACGCTTTGAAGCTGTTGTCTTAACCTTTCGTTTTCCTCTTGCGCTTCACGCATTTGCCTATGCTTTTTATTGATAACCTCTTGCACGCGCTCCGATTCATTAGCTTGAGATTCCTCGGGCTTTTCTTCGTGTTCCGGCTCACTATCGGGCGCTAACTCCGAGGTTTCGACTTCTTCAAACTGGTTACTATCCGTTGCGTCGTCTTGAATAAATTCGTTTTCTAGCTCACTCATAAATTTTTACCTTGCTTTCGCCTCGCGATAAGAGTCGCGCACTCATTAATTACACAAATAGATTAGCAAATTATCTTTTAATCTGTCAAATCTATCGATTAAACTTCTCTTTTTGGCTCGTCTGTTAGCTCTTGTGCTGTTTCTTCGTAAGCCCTAACAACTGTGGGCGACATAATAGCGTCCGCGCCTGTCGCCTGTTTGAGCAAGTTTAATATTTCAGCTTGCGCTTTTTGTGTATCAACTATTTGCTTTTGCATCTGCATCATAGTATCAGCCTGTTGACGCTGAGCTGATAGGTCTATTTTTTGTTGCTCTTGCTCAATCTTGGCCAGATTAAGCGCTGTTTGGCTCTGCGTGTTCTCAACATTGGATTGTCTTTGTAAATCAATTTTAGCCGCCTCGAGTTGTAGCTGTTGCGCTTTTATTTGTATCTCGGCTTGTTTGTTTTGAGCGTTAAGCATATCAGCTTGGCCTTTTATCATTTCAGCTTCTGCCATTGCCATTGCTGCCGGGTCCGTCTGCGGCTGTTGTTGTGCTTGCGCTTGCTCTTGTTCATAGTTGGCCCGCTCTTCGTCTGTCATCTGCTCCAATGGGATTGTGCCGTTTAGTAACATTTGCGCTCTAGCCCTTTCCGCTATCTCGTCAAATCCCGGACTGTTGATATTACGAAAATATACGTCCATAGCTAAACCCATAATAGACGGGTCACGCGCTGCCAGTTGTGCGAAGTGTTCACTGGTTTCGGCTTGTTTGTTTTTGTACTTTGAGCCAATATCAACCGTCACGTCGTAGTTGCCTTTGCTCAAATCATTTAAGCTAATCGGTTGACCTGTTTGATTGTCGATAACGACTTGGTTAATCGTTTTTAAATCAAAGCTCCCATCCTCGTTCAGAATACGAACTTCTCGCGTAGCGTCGTAAACCTTCGGGATAGTATTAATTAAAATCTTTCCGGTTTTTACGATAGCGTAATCGATGGCCTCGAAATAAGGCTGAACACCAATAGAACCGCGCTGAATTTGTTTCTCAATAGCTACACCGGACTGCAAGCCGGGATTCTCACCCATGTTCGACGCAAATAACCCGGCGTTGCGATTCATGCCCACGTCGGTTTGTTCTATCAGTTGCGCCACTGCGTTATTAACGTTTGACGTATCCATGAAAAACGGTGGCGGCGCTTCGGGGTCAACGTTATACGTTTGTACCGGGGCCATGTTAGTGTTCAATGTTGAGATAGCAGCTTCGTGGCCCTCCATCTGTGTCTCAGTCATAAAGATTTTATTGCGAGGTTTAAGCGCAATTTCTTCAACGTTACGACTAAATGCGTAATTGTGTACACGCTGGTTATCCATCAACTTCTCAACCGCGCCGCGATAGATTATCTTACCCTCGACAACTTTAAAATTTGCGTATGCCGGGATAATAGGGATAACACTGAAAACCGTATCTTCTTCGTCATCTAACCATTGCGCCCCATCCATATAACGCATTGTTACAACGTGATCCTGCGATTCTCTTTCATCTTCAATCGTGATACCCGCAAGTTCCAATTCATCCAACAACATTTGGAATTCGTCGCTATCTTCGTACACAGCACCGTTAGACATTTTGTAAAGTGTCTTTTTGATAGGCTTACGTCTGAAAAACTCAGCAATGACGATAACGTCGGGCTTGTAATAATAGGCTTGGTCATGTTGGCTTTGACCTATGGATTGTGGCGACTTATCAGGCCATCGTTTTTCATATTCTTCTTTGCTGACATAGACAAGTTTAAAACAAAACTCCGCATCTTCGTGGGTACGCTCAAAGCTAGAACTATCCCACCAAACCCGGTAAGCGTAATCATTTATCGGCTTAATGAGCAAGTCTTGGTCGAACGTATCACCGTCAGAATAATCTTGCACAATCTCCCAACCTGCCAAGCCGCTCTCTGTCACCATTCTAGCCGCAGAATTAAAAGTCAAATCTGCGTTTGAGATGTTGCGAATGTTGCGAATAATACCGTCAAACAGTTGGGCATCTTGTTTGGTCGCGTCGCCGCCCGCTGGCTTTGCGCGTAAAGTAAACTCAGCGTCTGCTATTTCGCCCGCTATCTGATTGACTATAGGGTTTGTCCGGTCATCTGTATAGCGAGGCTTACCGCGCAACCTGTTTATTACGTCAGGCTCCCATTGTCCGTCCGGTTTGTTTACAAAATGAATGCACTCACGCGCCTTCGCTCTTTCATCTTCGTCAGCCGTTTGGCTGTCGCGTAACGCGTTAATGACATCGTTGTGCTTGCTGTAATCCATGATTACCAACCCTCGAAAACAATTGCTTTTGATTTTTTGCGCTTGCTGTTTAGTGGTTTTTCCAGTGCCATTGCAAGACAATCCGCCATATTCGGACTGTTGATATTGTAACGTCTTTTCATCTCTTGCTTGGGCATTATCTGGATTTTACCGTTAGCATTGTTAAGTTTGCGTGGGATACGACAAACTTCAGCGCGTAGTTTGTTAATCAGTTTAATTGAACCATCTATACTAATCAAATCGTCTGGGTCGATGTATTGACCTTTCTCAACGGCGTTATACGTGTTTTTAAACCGCCAAGCCAGTTCTGTGTAATACTGCGCCCGCTTGTTGTAAAACAAATCCTTATTTGGTTTTTGCAACCTGTTGTCGTCATAGTCCGGTACTGAGTCGGGGAAATCTGCCGATTCGCTCCCGCGATACATTCTAGCCTCACACTTGACAAGACCATCTTCAAGCTGTCTCCGTAACAACGCGCCCATTCCGTCACCATCCCATGCGAAAAGCTCGGCCCGCGAATCGTTAGCTATGCGTATGGCTTCGTCGGCGGCTTCGTTACCATCCGAGGCGCTTATCTCATCAACGTTGGTAAAGTGTAAACCCTGCCTAACCGCTATAGCCTTAGCGTCGGGACCGGAATCCGCAGGGTCAAAGCTGGCAACAATAGAACCGGACGGTTTAATGCCGAGTTTTTCGAACGCGTCGATTGCAGCATTGAACCATTCTGGCTTGATTATGCTGTTTTCTATCTCGTCGAGGTGTTCACCTTCCCAGATGTGGCGATACTCTGCATCTGATAATTCTTCCTTATCTCTTAGCCTGTCCTGATTTAATACATCTGGAAACCAAGGATTGTCCCGCCAATTACAAACAACAATTGTGTGCAAATCATCTTCATAATACCCATCACGCGCTAGTTCTGTTTCAAATGGTGTGATGAACCTTTGACTAAATGCATCCTCACTTGACCGTGGATTAGCCGAGAACCATAGTTCCGATTGTTCTTTCCTAAGTGTAGGAATGATAACTTTCAGACTTTCTTCGCTGATAGTTTGCGCTTCTTCAATCCAGAAGTATTTGCAACCAAACAATGATTTAATTGATTCGATATTTCGAGCCATACCGCTAAATATAAATGGTTCAACATTGCCCAATCTTATTTGTCTAATGTTATCCAGGTTATAATTGGTCATGTTTAGCCGTGATATTTCCTCACGCATTAGTGAGAATACAGAATCATTCAGGCTATTCATAAACTCACGAAAACAACCAATGCGGCATTGCTCAGTTTGAGCTTTCATCAGCATGACGTCAGCAATAGATTGACTTTTACCACTACCTCGACCGCCAATAGCGATTTTGAACCGCTTCGGCTTTGTTATAAGCCTTTCAAGGACTTTAGGTATTGTTAGTTCTGGCATTTACATTTTGTCAGAATTAACAAAGTTAACTGTGAATTCATTCTGTATAGGACCGCCATTGGTGCCGCTGATTTCTTGCTGTGTTTTTTCACTATACCCATGCTTGGAAAGCATAAGTTTCGTAATGGCTGGATTGTACTGGCCAGAAAGCCCGCCGCTAAGTAATAATCTTTCCTGAATTTGCGTTACTTGCTCAAACATTGCGGAAAACTGGTGTTTTTCTGGTTGGCTTGCCCAGTCGTAAAGTGTGCGAGTATGAAGCTTTAAATGGCAGGCTAAACCTACCACTGATGGGACCATATCACCGTAAAGTGAATGATTTTCTAAATAGTCTTTTGTATCGTCCAGCATTTTCTGGCTGTATTTCGTCGGTCTGCCGCCTGGCATAATCTCACCTTCAACTCTCAAAGAGTCCCTATAAAACTTGACAAAAGGATACAACA